CAAATCTATTTACTAAATCTGATTCTGATGTTACGAGTGTGATTTTATTTGCTGGACCCCATTGGAATGGTCCAGCAAATGCACCGGCCGTAGTTGAAACCGCAGGGACGACAGTAGTTAGCTCGACTTCGGAAACACTTACGCCTGGAGAAATCTGAAATGCCATTTTTATCTCCTTGTTATATGATCTTGCTTTGGCAATTAACCTATGGTATATTTATGAAATGAAGAATTTGAAATCTTCTTCTTTAGTTAACCAAACATCTCCACCTTCAACCACGTATTTTTCATTCATCCCATCATCATATAAACCAAAAGATGGAGTTTCTTCATCGCGTTGATTCATCATTTCTAATTGCATCTGTTTTCTTAAATCGTGATTCACGATTTCTTTGAAATATTGTTGAGTCGTCATCCATGCAAACATAACTAAAGTCATAATCAAATCATCAGTCGCACCTTCTTCTGCTCTAAAAGTATTATGGTGCGAAACAAATGTTGTTAGTTGAGAAATGGTATCAAAATCGTTGATGATGAGTTTATCAGATTCAATCAGAGTTTTTAGATTTGAACAACCAATTCTTTTGACCTGCTGAGACATTTTAAGCCCAAGTTGAATACCTCTGCCAAAACCAGTACCCATAGCTTGCGCTTTTTTATTACCTGTTTCTATTTTTACCACATTTTCGTATTCCAGGTCTTGGTGCAACGTATCGGCAATCTGTGGAGTGTTGTTAATTTCCACCAGAACATAAGCATCATTGTATAGCTTGGCAGTATTGTAGATTACCGTTGGAAATAAAACCGGAGAAATCGAAGAACTGTTGTACTTTGCAACTTGTTTATATGGCACAGATGAAATGTCGAACACCGAGAACGCGGAATCGTCTAAGTTTCTGCCCTCAGATGGGTCCACACAGATTGCATATAGATGATCTTTAGAGGTATCTTCATCTCCTTTGACTGGAGGTTCGTAGATATGAAGCAATTCATGACGAATAACTGGATCATTGTAAACCAATTGTGCCAGTTTAGAACCAGATATGAGTGTGTTGGTTGATCCAAGGAACTCACACTCAAACTCTTGTCTGAATTGTTCTTCGGAAGTATTTTTAATTGTTTCTTCTTTCCATTTCTCATCTCGCCCAGGCACCATCGACCAATGTATCTGAAATGGTTTGTAACCGTTCTTCTTACCAATTGCATCCATCCAAAGTTTGTAGAATAAATTCATGCCGTTTGGTGTAGACACAATAATAATCTTCGTTGTTTTACCGGATGAGATAACAGGATAGACGGAGTTGAAGAATTCATTAGCAATATTTGCTGGAACGAATGCAAACTCATCTAAGAAAACCACATTAAATGCACCGCCTCGAATTGCGGACGATGAAGTGGAAGCTGCAATAATCTTGGAACCATTTTCCAGTTCGACGTTACCTTTGTTCCAGGTGACTACGCCTTGTTGTAACCACATCGGAAGATTTTCATATGCAAGTTGGTATTTACCTAGAATGTCTCTAGCTAAAGAACCTTTGTTTGCAAGCACCGCTATGTTTTGTGAGTCTGTAAACAGTGTTAACCAAAGAAGATATGCCACAGAAGTGGTAGTTTTACCAACCTGACGAGGGCACTTTGTGATTGCAAAACGATTCTCATGAAAAATTTTAATCATGTCTCTTTGAAACGGCCACATTTCAAAGGGTATTAATCCTTTATCGACGTTAACAATCTTGATATATCTTTCCGCAAAATAAACAGGATCCTTAGAACACAGTATATATTCTTTTATCTCATCTTCAGTGTAATTATGTTGGACACCTGCTCGTTTTAAGAGTGGATTGTCCCGATAAGAATCTTTATTCATTAAAAGGCGTCTTACCCTTGATCAATTTTGATAACTCAGCAGTTGAGCCAACAAAAATTGCTTTATCGACCGAGACTTTGCTGTTGTCGTTTGTTTTCATACCCTTCATTTCACGCATAAGTTTTTGCATGTTGAGAAGTTTTTCGTTAGCTTCAGAGGTATTTTTGATAAGAGTAGCAACAACTTCAAATGCTCTGGGATGTTCCGTTTCGGATGCGATAGCCAAAAGATGGTCAATCGCTTGATTGCCCTTTTCAATTAATTCTTTATATGTTTGTCTAGACTCTAGGTAATCCGAATCAAGATCAACTTCTAATCCTTTTGAAACGGTTGTTTCTGTTGTTACAGGTAGAGAGGGTTTTTCCGCCACAGTAGATGGAACAACATCAAAAATTTCAGCCATATTTTTCTCAAAGTTAGACATAGTTTTAAGGTGATTCTGTAATTACGGTAGTATATGTATAATTGTTAGGTAATACTACGTTTGATGGATTGGGTGTAACTGTTATTGTTACTGTATTTGATGTATCCGAACTAAACGTGTTAGCTCTCCAAGTTGAATTTGTTGAAAGCCCTATAACATTTTGCCCACTTACAAAATGCCCCTGAAGTTTATTAATAATTAAATTTCGACTACTTGCATTCCAGCTTACTACATTGGCTGTTGCTGTGGATGTTTCATAAGAGTATCCTTGATATACAATTTCACCTATTCTGAAAGTGCCAAAACCACCAGTATTCATTTTAACTGTGACTGAACCGTAGGTATCTTCAATAAACATATTTGTAATTGATGTGCGAATTATCTTTGGCTCGGATATCGGACCATATAGATAACCTTTGACCGTAAAATTTAATGTCCAAATTATTCGTCTAACATCAGAGTCATACGCGCCCTCGTAATCATTTTCATGTGATATACTTTTAAGCACGATTGGAAGTTGTTTGATAACTCCCATCTCAGGTATTAAGTTTACGCTTATCGTATAATCAGGGGTAAAATATGGAAGTATTTTTTCCATAAGTTGTGCGCCATCTTCGAAGTTTCTAACATAAGCAAACAGAGAAAAATCAAAATCAAATGGCACTGGATTGTAAACGGCTAAAGTAGCGTTCTGTGTATAACTACTACCTACATTTTTAAAGTTTGAATTTAATTTTCTAGATGCGTCATAACTCATGTCCATCAGTTCATATGACATGACTGGCAATGTTATTTGTACTTTTTTGTCTAAGTTTGGATCACCTTCAAGGCGAGAAACATATTTTTCTTTGCCACCATACAACAAAGGAACTAAAAATTGTTCAAGCTCATTTCCATTGGCATCATAGCGCCCAATTTTAATGTTATTAAACATATCACCAAACGCAACAATAATTTTTCTTATAATCTTATGGTATGAATAATTGGTGGTCATGATATTCTACCAAAAGGATTTGATTCTGAAGTGTCTATGATTACATCAGCTTCAACTTGAATGACTTTATTGTCGTACATTTCTCTTATTTCATTATCTTTTAGATCATCTGGTGTGGCTGTAGTTGTATAAGATGCATTACTTGTATTTCCACGAAGAAGCATATTGTTAGCAAAAGTTCCATATAAATCAGTAACTTTAATTATGTTTGTATTTGCATTCCAATCTGTCACCGTTCCGTACACGGTGTTTGCCGTGTTATGTATCGATTCGCCACGAATAAAGTTGCCATTTCCTGTGGCACCATTGACGGTGAGTTCAATTGAATATGCATCTTGTGGTACGAGATCATCAATAATTGGTATACCAACATCGATTGTTTCTTGTGAATACTTGAATTTCTCTAGTTCAAGTTTGTAGAAATACGGATACTTATTGCCTAAAACATAGAAAGCTTCTGAGAAGTTTACATATTTAATCTCATACATTTCGCCAGTCTGAGCAAAAAATGGTATATAAATTAAATCACCTTCTCTTGGGCGAACATAAGTTTGTGGTACCCAACGCGAAAAAGACCTTTTAGAAACAATCACCGACATATTGTTTCGTATTTCCAATCCAAACTTTGAGAAAAATTCTCTCTCACCTTCATAACCATCCACATTTGTTATGTAAAGTTCTAATGGATATGCTGCCGTAAATTTCTTTAGAGGATCTTCACCATATAATAGGTCCCGAGCCGATTCGTTTATATTAGGAATGTAATAACAATCTACACCATTAATTTTAATGGTTTCAATCATCAAGTCCTCAACTAATCGTTGTTCAGGACTTGAGTTGTAGTTGTTAAAGTAGACTGAGGTTGCCATTAGTTCAGATAGAAATCGACAGGAAGTTCATAATTGGTTTGCATTTCGGTTTCTAGGTCTTCAATTTCCTTTGTAGCTTCATCAAAAATCTGTTGACCGTTCAGCATGACACCACCAGGAAGTTGAACTCCGGCAAATTTTTTAAGATTATTTCCCCAAGTTCGTTTAATTAATGCTGTAGCGTATTCTTTGAGCCAACGGTCATTCCATACTGAAGCAAAATCTTCTGGTTTGATTAGCGCAAAACACTCAGCTATGACAACTGTGCCAGCATTGACGGCCGATCCCCAACCCCAATCACAATATAATCTATGCATATGTCTTTGGAAACGAATAGGAACTTCTCCAGTAAACAGGAGTTCAAGAGAACGAAGATGCTGCATTGTCATTGTGTAATTGATATATGATGCAGAAGTGAAGTCATATAATTCATTTAATCTCAATTGATATCTGAGATCAAACATATTGTTCTGATTGATCGAGTCGGAGATAGGAAATACCCTAGTAACACCAATAATATTGACAGAGTTACCACTTG